TTTCTCAAACTCCTGAAGCAATGACCAGTCTACACTTTTTGGCATCTTTGTCAAGAACTCTTTGTATTCTTTTTCATCAATGTCCTGATAAGGTGCTTGTACGTATGTACCACCATCAAAAGGTAGGAAACTAATCCCGCTAACTTCATCAAAGTGTTCATAAACCCATGCACCTACGTCTAGCCACTCATGTTCTTTAACTGAAATTGTTACGCTAGGTTTATGTTCACACCAATGTCGTTGATAAGTTAGCCATAACTCTAGCTGTTCAATAGAACTCATTTGTGTACGAGTAACTGCCCCTTTAGGTGCTTTCATTGGAAAGCTAAACACAGTAGTACTTACTGGTTTATCTCTATCTGGTTCACTAGGAATGCCCTGAGAAATAAGAAACTGTGTCATTGGGTCTTTGTTATCACCACGTACAGTACGAATGTAGTATGGGTTGTGCCTTGCGTGAATACCAGAGGCTGCATCAGTAAGCTGAGATACAGTGCCGCTAGGTTTTACACATGTGACAGCAGTAGACTGTGGAATGTTAAGCTGCTTTGCCATAGCTGCGTTAGTCTGCACTGCTGTATCCTTCAACAACTCAAGGACGGTAGCAAGTTTATCACCTGCCTTAGCCGTTAGCACATTGTCCATGATGCCTGTTAATGATACGCCCAACAATCTTTCTTCTTCTGTATTATCTTTCCATATCTTACGCAGATACTTGAAGTTAGTGAGTGTAGCTTGGAATGTACCTAGGATAGTAGCTAGTCGTACCTTTTCTTTCAAGGTATCAGTTGTATCATTCTCACGCACAACTACCTCTGACAAGTTACAGAACTGGTATGGACGCAAGATAATTTCACTGCAAGGGTTGCAACCAAAATCATGTTCTGTATCACGTCTGCCATTCTTAGCTGCTTGCTTGATAGCTGACTGCCTGTTGAAGATACCACGTTCACCTGACATAGACTCATACAAAGCAAGCCACTCACGCATGAATGTACCCATCTGAGGTTTTTCTTTGTATGCTACAGAGTTGTTAGCCAACGCACGTTGCCCTTCATACTCCCACCATTTACCTGACTTAGCATGAGCCATCTGGTCATCATTTAGATTAGACAAGCTGATCAGTGCGCTGCGGCGTACACCACCTACAACGACAACCTCACCAATCTTACACATAATATCATGGCATTCAATTGGGTATAGTTTACGGCCTGCCGCACTCCTAAACTTTTGTACAACAAACTCAAACAACTCAACTAATGGCTGCGGCCCTGATGCTCTACCACCAAATGTCTTGAGCCTCGCACCCGCTGGACGTACCTCAGACATATCCCATGCTGGTATCTGGCCTATGTATAGCATAGCTATTAACTCTTTAAGGGACTTAGCCCAGCCGGGTCTGCTATCGCCAACCTTAATTATGGTATCGGTACGATAGAAGTCTTCCGCTACGGTGGGTAGCTTGTCTATACAGTGCCGTTCAACGCTAAAGCCTACCCCTGTACCACACATGAGTATGTACATAGTCTCATCAAATGCACGAGGGTTATCTACAGGCACGTAAGAACAGTTGTATCCACCTACATGACAGCGGTCTAAGGCTGGCCCTGATGTCATCAATGCTCTCATGCTAGGCATGATCTGCTGCGACAATACGGCTCCTTCTAATTCACCCCTTAGTGAATCTGACAGCGTATAATTATGGCTATCCTGCAAGTGCTTAGACATGTAATCAAAGTATCTTTCTACTGTCTCACTCCATGTCTCACGGCGTTGTTCATCTTCTTTCCATCGTGCATACCTAGATAGCGCAATGAAGTTCTGGTAGTCGGTAGGCAATTGGTTACTGATCATAGCGATTACTCCGTTATTGTTCTAATTGTTTTAATAGTGGCACCATCTATATCATAGAAGTATTCTTGTATGCCATCCTCTAATTCCTCACCTACCTGCCCATCGGCAGGTACTGGATAGTCTTCTTCATCAACGTCAATGGTGATAAACATTTTAACTCGCATCAGCCATAACCTCTTCAATCAACTTGTCCAGATACCACTGGGCTTTCTTCAAGTCTTCTAGTGGCTTGTCCTTGTAATCAAAACGCCATAGATACTTCATGATATTACCTTGCAGGTAGTACTTGAACCCATCACCAGTGGCAGCAGAGATAGCATGAATACATTCAATGCCTGTCTGATTGTAGTGAGGTGGACTGTTGACCATATCAACATTACCCCACGCTTTTTTACCTGCTTGTTCCCTCTCTTCCATCATCTTAGCTTTCATAAATGCATCATGTCTCATGCCGAACCCCCTGTCTTTGTGTTGAAGTTGATGTGTACGATATTACCGTCATAAGTTTTCTCTACACCCGCTTCTTCCTCTAGTTCTACATCAATCTCCATCTCGTTGTCAAGTACATTTACTACATATTCATGTACAATATCACGTAAATCTTCTGACTCTTCCATGACAGGCACAGAAGCACACATCATCTTAGCAAAATGCATTACCTTGTAATAGTCTTCATCGTCTAGCGGGTTATCCGGCATTGCCATAATTGAGATATCAACTTCCCCACTCCATGCCCCCTCATCATTTGCGAATGGCCTTACTCGTATAAGGAAATCTTCTTCATTAACCTCAGTTAGTAGTTTCTCTAGCATGTCCATATGTTATCTCCTTTTTACTTTAGTTCCATTGTATTTGATGAAAGCACTGTGCTTGTTCTTACCCTTTTCTTTTAGCCAATCTTCAGGAATGATGCGGTCATAATACCTGAAACCTTTTTTGATACACCATTCAGCGTATGTACTCTTAGCACCCTTACGTAGCTTGCTATTACTATTAGTGAATACGAAACGAATGTCAAGCTTAGGATGCTGCTTCTTGATAGCAACGTGTTTACGTCTATCTGCTGCTGTAAACAATCCCTTCGTCTCAATTATGATGCCGTTATCCAACACAAAGTCTGGGGTATAGGTGCGGTAGGCTAGGTCTTCCCATTCAATCTTAATGCATTCGTAACCATAGTTGATGTTACGCTCTTTAAGATACTCTGAGACTTTAAGCTCTAGCCCACTGCGATACCCATACTTCTTAGCTGCAGCAAATCGCTTTGCGTTAGGCAATTACAGCACCTATGTAACTTACCGTAGGTGGATTCTTAGCTTGTGACTTGACTGCTGGGCGTTCTGTTAGCTCAGACCAACAATCAAAACGATAAGAACAGAAGCGACAGCCATCATTAAGTACCTGATTACCTGTCTCCTTACCTCTAAACTTCTCTGGTACTGGTTCAAAGCATCTTTCAAATTTATTCTCCTCAACTGTTGTTACTGTATCTTTTATCTTATTGATTTCTTCATCAATGTCAAGCCCTGATGCTGGTACATATTTGAACTGACCGTTGGCCTTGTTGACTACCCACCAGCCCCCGACACGTTTGCCGGATGCCTTGGCATAACCCGCAAGCTGTCCAATGTAACCGAACCCATCTCCTGCGGCGAGGGTGTCGTAAGATTCAAACTTGTTTCTGTATGACCAGTCTGAAGCCGATTTAATATCATCAACTGCATCGTTAATGACAATATCATATGACCCATTAATACGAGTAGTACCAAGGTCAAGAGTGACTTTTTCAGTATCATTATATTTAACTCCTGCTTCTTTAAGAAGACCTTTGAACACCGCCTCAACGATGTCACCGATCATCATGTTCATTACGAATGTAGTCGGGAATGGTAATGCCACCTCTGGTTTATTCTTTTCGTACCAAAGCTGGCAAGTGGGACGACCAACATTTGACATACGCAAACGAAAGTCACCCCTTGTTTTACCACTGCCAAACTGACGTTTGATTGCATCAGCTACATCATCGGCTACTTGTTCGATGGTGTCATCAGACATGGTAGACTTACCTTTTACGGCATTCTCCATGTACTGATGCAATGCTAGTTCAGCGGGATGATGCATTATGCTGCATCCTCATCATCAACTTCGATGTCCACTAGGTTGTCTACTACGTCTATGTCATCATCTGCCATAGTAGAGTTAGCTTTCTCTGCCCATTGGTTGATGATGTATGTATTGTAGTTGTCAATCCAAGCCATGAAATCGCCAAACAGTACTTGATCTTCGTCTGTTAGTTCCACGGCAGTAGACACATCAAGCTTCGCTAGAGGAACGTAGTATGATGCACCTGTCGGAATCTTACGCTCATCTGTTGTAGCCGTAATGATGTGCTTGATTGGAAGACGCTGCATCTTTGCGAGAGATGTGAAGCATGTACCGATCTCCTTGAAGGCATCACGATTGTCAATCTCCCAGATGAATGGGGTATTTGCAACCTCAATAGGTTCCCCTTTATCATTCGTAGGATTGACTAGCTCAACCTCACCCAGCACTACACGCACACGCTTGATGGCTTTCAACAACTCCTGTTGTGCTTTAGGCAATGCGCTGAAGTCCTTGATGTAGCCTGCAGCCTTACCACAGTTAAACCCACCATCGTTATCCTTCAAGTCAATGTCTAGCGAGTCAGCCATCACACTCTTGATGTAACGATTGGGCGATTTAGCCGTAGCTTGAACGAACCGCTTATGCATAAAACGCTGCATGAACGGACGCATCTTAATACTAGATGCATAGTATGTTGGGCCATCTGGTATCTCTAGCTTGTATGTACCGCCTTCAACAACTTCTACATTCACTTTCTTGCCATTAACATCTGCCGTACCCATAATCGGTGAGTGGTTGATGCGTAGCCGTGCCAGCGAACTAGACGATGTGCTAGTCTTCTCATGTGCAATACCCATAGCTTTAGCCATAGCAGCATAGTTATCGGTATCAATTGTTGTGAGTTGTGTCATTACTTTCTCCTTCTGTTTTTGCGAATAGTCCATAGTTATATCAAATTACATCCTTAGTGTCAAGCCAATTCGGACCTATTTTTGACTCTAATAATAACGGTACATTAAAGTTGATACCCCATCTAGTGTTGATCAATTCAGGTAATGCTTTATTTGTTTGATCTATGATGTTGATTACCTGAACTTCTTCATCAGGATGTACATCAATAACGATGCTGTCATGTACCGTATTTACTATACAAGATTTCTTACCCTGAAGTAACTGATCAATATGCAGCAAGGCTAGAGGCACGATATCTCCTGTAGCAAAACCCTGCACAGGGTAATTCTTAATCTGTGTAAAGTGTGACACACGCCCACTAGCTTTGCGTACTACATCTGGAAATGCGTATTCTCTGCCAGAGGGCGTGGTTATCTTTTGTTTATCTATAGCTTCTTTAGCCAATCGGGAATGCCATGATGCCACTCCTTGGTATTTGCTGTTGAAGTGTTCGTAGTACGCTGCTTCTGCTTTTGTTCTGCCGTATCCTGTTGCACCGTAGAGTGGAGCAAACGTATGCGCTTTCGCATCCTGCCTACTCGTAGGTTGACCAGCATCACTAATAACTTTAGCGGTGTATGCATGTACATCAAACCCAGTAGATACTTCTTCAATGGCTACCTCATCTTGTGATAAGTAAGCGGCAGCACGAAACTCTAGCTGCGCAAAGTCAGCCTCAAGTATCTTACCACCATCGAATCGTGACACGAATACT